AAGTAACAAAAACATTTTTGATGTGTCCGTATTGTCATACAAAGTTTACAATTTGTTTTGATACGGATGCAACATTATCAAAAAAGAAACAAATTAGAAAGAACACAGCACTGTTAAAAACAATAACAGATGAGAGGGAGTACAAAAAACAAGTAAAAAATATTGAGAAAAGAAAAAAGAAACTTGAAAGAGAAATGAAGATTTTACAAACAAAATATGCAAGAGATTTTATGGAGGAATAAAAATGGCAGACTTAGGAACAGATACAGGTAAAACAAAAACAGTTGAGGATAAAACAACAGAAGTTGTTGAAGAGAAAAAAACAGCAGAACAGCAGAAACAAACAGAGCCAGAAAAAAAGGTTGATGTTGAAAAAGTAAAGTCAGATGCTTTACAGGAGTTTTTGGCAAGTCTTGGAGTTGAGGACAAAGAGAAATTGCAAGGCATTGTAACAAAAGCAAAAGAAGAAGAGGATGCAAAGAAATCAGACCTTGAAAAAGCAAATGATACACTTTCTGAAACATTGAAACAGTTAGCGGCAGAGCGTGAAGCAAGAGTTTTATCTGATGCAAAACTTGAAGCAGTAAAACTTGGAGCAAGACCAGAAATGGTTGATGACCTCGTAATCATTGCAAAAGCTAAGGTAACAAAGGACAAGGATGTTTCAACAGTTATTGCAGAAATCAAAGATAGCGAAGCAGGAAAGTTCTATTTTGCAAATGAGGAAGAAGAAGTTGAAACAAAGAAAAACAATGTAACACGCAAACGTGCAACAAAACAAAAAACAACAGAAGATGGCAAAAAACAGGGTGATAATAAAGAAGATAACGATGATACATTTGCAAGTCGTTATTTTGGAAACAAACGTAAAACTCAGAGAGAAAGCCACTTCTTTAAATAAAACAAACAGGAGGTTATAGGATGTTTAACAACACAGGAGTTACACAAACAAAATATAATGATACAACTCAGATTTTGATTGACCCTAGCAATTATTTTGCAATGGGTATCGTAGTAGATGATACATGTGGAACAGTAGACAGTACAACAGGTAGAAAAATTGCAAAAGCAGGTACACCAGTTACAGGTGATATTAATGCAAGAACAACAGCTTTTACACCAGCTGTTACAACAACAGGGACATCAAATGCAGTTGGAATTTTACTGCATGATGTTGACCTTACACAAGGAGACAACAACGGAGCAATTCTTTTATTCGGATTTGTAAACACAAACAGAATTGATGCTACAACAAAAGCAAAAATCACAAATGAAGTAAAAACAGCACTTAACAAGATTACATTTGTAGCTTGTTAAAACAAAACAGGAGGAATAAAAACATATGTCAATTTTTGATTTAATCACAAGCGTAGAAATCGTTGCATATTGGGAAGAAATGTTACAAAATGAGCCGCCATATTTAGGCGAAGAGTTGTTCCCGGATGAACAGAAACTTGGACTTGATTTACAGTGGCTTAAAGGTGCTACTGGTTTGCCAGTAGTATTAAAACCGTCAGCATTTGATGTACAGGCAATTCCGAGAAAGCGTATCGGTTTTGAAAAACTTACCGCACAAATGCCATTCTTCAAAGAATCGAAGTACATTGACGAAGAGTTACGGCAGGAATTAAACAAAGTCCTTGAGACAGGAAACAGTGCATACATTGATGTAATCATAAACAGAGTATTTGCAGATGAAATGGATTTATTAAGAGGTGCAAGAGCGCAAAGAGAGCGTATGAGAATGATGATGCTTTCCACAGGTACAATTGAAATTGAAGGAAATGGACAGGCTTACACATATGATTATCGTATGCCAGAGAATCACAAGAAAAATGCAACAAAAGCATGGAGCGACCCGACAGCAAACATTATTGAAATGATTCAAGAGGGTATTGAAACAATCGAAGAGGATGCAGGTGTAACAATTACAAGAGCGGTTTGCTCAAGTAAAATTCTTGGCTATTTCCGTAAAAACACAGAAATTAAAAAATCCATTGCAGTAATTACAGACGGTGAAGGGCATATCTCTGATAATAAAATTCTTACTTTCCTGTCTGATGAATTAGGCATCCAGATTGTGAAATATGACAAAAAATACATTGATGAAGATGGAACAAAACAAAGATTCATCGAGGACGATGTATTTGTTATGTTTCCAGATGGCGCACTTGGCAATACATGGTTTGGAACTACACCAGAACAGTCTGACCTTATGTCAAGTGGAGTTGCAAATGTAACAATTACTGACACAGGTGTTGCAGTTACAACGATGACAAAAGCAGACCCAGTAAATGTCGAAACAAAAGTAACACAGATTTGTCTGCCAGACTTTCCAACAGCTGACCAGATTTACATTATTGATGTGGATGGCGAATAGGAGGTCTGAACAATGGCATTTGTAAAAGTTAGAAAAGCAATCGGAAAAAGATTTGATGGAAAGCCTATTAAGGTAAGCAACAAAGCATATGAAAACATTTTTAAGAAAAAAGGTTATGTTCTTGTTGATGATGATGGAAACAGAATTGAAAAAGAAAATGATTATGCACAGAATAAAATGCTGAATGAATCAGATTTCGGTGAAGAAGAAGTCCAGCAGAAAGTAGATGAAATTCCAATTTCTGAAATGAACAGCGCACAGTTAAAACAGTTTGCAAAAGAGCATGACATTGATACGTCAAGTGCAAGCAATGTGAAAGAAGCAAGACGTATTATTCAAAAAGCAGTAAGAGAAGGAAATGTTTAAATAAAACAGGTTGGAGGTTGGCATGATGGATGTGTTAGAACAATTAAAATTTAACTTGCGTGAAAAACAATGTCCGTATTTTGAGGATGAAGAACTTTTACAGCTTTTGTCTATGTACGACAATGATGTAAAAAAGGCGAGTTACAATGGGTTACTGATGAAAGCTGAGGTAACAGGTTTGAGTGTTAGTGGATTAACAACAAAAGACAGTTCAAGCTATTTCAAAATGCTCGCTTCCAACTATGTTGAAAGTAATACAGGTGTTTTGAAATGAAACTAAAGAAGTATGAACAAAACAAGGTAAAAAGGGAAATCAAAACACATGGTTCTGACTATTCATTTTACAGAACAGGTAAAGATGAATATGGAGAACAAACAGAAGAAAAAGCATTGGTTTGCGAATTGTGTGGATTGTTTCACACAACGAGCGGTTACAGGACAAAAAACGTGTCTGATGGAAATGTAACGCACTCAAAGGCACAACCAATGCTTTTGTGTGTTTATGATGATGCAGAACAGGTACAGATTGGTGATGTTGTAACAATGAACCAAAACAATTACATTGTAACAGCAAAAACAAATATTTGTGAAGAAAACATATTAGCAGACATATCATTGGAGTTGGTGCTGAATGGCAAAAATTAGATTTGATGCAAGCGAAGTATTAACAAAGTTAAGTAATCTTGAAACAAAAGCAGACATAGCAATAAAGATGTATGCACAAGAAGGGGCAAAGAAATTTGAGAACTATGCCAAAGTAAACAGAAGATGGACAGACAGAACAGGACATGCAAGGCAAAGACTTACAGGTTTTGTTGAAAAATTACCACAGACTGTAAGAATTTATATATCGCATGGTGTCGACTATGGGATATATCTGGAATTAGCGCATGAAAAAAGATATGCTATACTGCAAGAAACAGTAAACAAAAATAGCCAAGAAATTCTTGATGGGTATAAAAACATGATTGGAAAAATGAGAGTGTAGAAAGATGGGAAAAGGTATTCTAAAACAAATACATGACTGTTTAACAAGAAATGGTTTTGAAACTTATTTTCCATCGCAGAAGCATGGTGAATGTTTAGAACCATATATTGTCATAAAATTAGACGGAACATATGACCCATTAACAGTATCGAGTGAAAGACCGATATACACAATTATGGTTTATGTTCCAGAAAACAGATACAGTATTTTTGAAAAAATAATTTTTGATGTAAAACAAACATTAAAAAAAATGTACCCTATGATCATGTATATAGGGAATGAAACACCATCATATTATGATGAAAATGTAAAAGCAAACATGGTATCATTTCAGTATTATGGATGCAGAAAAAAAGAAAACTTTTAACAGGAGGAAATAAAGATGGCAACAATAAAAAAGAAATTAGAATCAATTCCAACAATTGACGTATCACTTGTGGTCATTCGTGTTGGTGATACAGATAGTGGAACAGAATATGCACTTGACACAGCAAACCAAATTGCGGTAGATGTACAGACGGAAACAACAGATGCTGTCAAACTCATTAAACTTGGAAAACTGTTAGCACAGAAAGGAGCAACAACAACCGTAACTG